TTGATGCAAATATTTGAACCTAATATGACATCATGACCTTTGATTATGTGGTATTGTACTTCTCTCAAATCGTTGTACTTGCTAGAAGTCCGTCCACTTGCAAAGGGAGGTATTTCTGTTCCCGTAGTAAATGCCGAAAAGGAACCATGCTTCTCTAACCATATACCCGCATCTTTTCGTAAACCTGAAACGGTTGTGCATAATTCATCACTTCCACTTTCTTTATAACAATATTTTTTTGCTCCTAGTGTTTTGAATTGTTTATATGTGTATTCGTAGTCGTCATTTTCATGTTCCCATATACCCAAGTAAACCTTTTTACCATTTTTCACTGCGTATGGTTTCACGTCAAATTTTTCAGCGTCTTTCATTATGCGCTGATTTATTTTTTCAAATTCCCTTCTATAGTCACCTATACATTTGACACTGTCGGTATCTGTTTGTACTAAATCATGTCCTGCTACATCCATTCCTTCAACTAAATCTGCTCTTGCGTGAGCAGTAACCCATACCCCATGCTGATATGATAGGAAACTATTTTTGCTGAAATAATATCTTTTTAACGCCACTCCTACGTCTGCAATTGGGTGTTCTTTCCATGGTTCATCACTCTTCGGAAAAAATTCAATCTCCGGATTCAATATATCAGTTAGCATCATACCAAAAGCGGCATTTATTTTGTTTTTATACTTTGCATATAAATATTTATCTCCACCTTTCAAGTCAGTTTTATTTTGGAACATTTCTAACAACAATTTTCTGAATGGATACGGCAATAATCCACGGTCAGCAACCCACAACTCCATTATTTCAATATTATCAAAATTGTAGTGTTCTCTTATGATTTTGAAATCAATCTCAGTACAACACATACCTATTTTTTTAGCACTGTACACCTTACCATTACCAAACACTCCTCCGCTGATTGCGCGGCATTTTGCTTTACTTATGTACGGTATCCCCTCCCATTTTTTAAGGCACAAGTTTTCGCAAGTCCATACAATAAGGCAACATTTCTTTTCAAGAAATTTTTCAAATTGATTTCCATATTTACATCTAGTAAAAAGAAATCTACTCATAGGGAAATATTTAGTTGCCATTTGATACGGATAACTACTTACCTTGTCAAAACTATCCACTTCGTCAATAGTCCAACCCGTATTGACGGCATTACTTCCCGCAATTCCTCCTCTACACGCTTCTTTGCATAACGCATATGTTTTCGGTGTTAGTTTCATAGCAAGCATATTTCTTTTGTATTTAGGGTCTGCCAAACAAACTTCTCTAAATTCTCTTCTTATATAGCCTGTTGAAGTCATTGGTATTGTGTCAAGTGTATCTTCTATTAGCATACTCCGTATCGCTTCCGACAGACCCAATACATCACAAATACAATAACCTAGTTCCGTTTCATTTAAAACAGTGTCGGGGTATCTGGGAATTGAATAATCTAAATCCCCCTCCTTTTTTCCATGTTTAACACCTTTAGTATATTTTAGCAGTTTCGCTAAACTCATGTTAGAAAGTGCATATGAACACCGAAATTCCACGTCATCCATAACGCATCTAATAACATTACGCTTATCTCTTGCGAATACGTCACGCACATTAAAAAAATTTCTCATGAATTGAAATTCAAATTGAAGATTATGTACATAGAATACTAACATTCTTTCACTACTATTTTTTACAGCAGATTTTAATTTATTAAGAAAAGTTTTAAAATCCTCCCACGTTCGCCCGATAACACAATCTCCCTCAATACACGCCTGCCATATGTACATGAATCCTATATCTTTTTCATGTAGTGATGTAGTTTCGATATCGAAAGCATTTGCAAGGTCTATGTATTTACTTGTTTGTGTTCGCGTAGCGAACTTTTCATATGGGAAATCTTGAATATCATATACGGTTATATTATCATTCTGTACGCGGATAGTCTGCAATGTCAATCCCCAACCTTTCCATAGTTTCAGCAAATGTCACCATATCATCACGCCCTCTAGTTGCCAGATATTCAGAGAACGCTCTACTCATTTTTTCGCGTGAATTGTTCCTTTTAACATAGGCATCATACATCATTTCAACGACTGTATCACTATTTCCGTATGCGTCTTTAAATTCCTGCGATTCTTCACGTCCTAAAAATCTCAAGAAATTTTTTGCTTGCCTTATTGATATGTTTTCTGGAAATATGCCACGGTCAATAAATGTCGCAATTCTCTTTTGTTCCTGTTCATTCATATATGATACATCACTTCCACGTTCTTTTAGAAACTTCATCCCTATTTGTGATTGTAAAAACATATCGTCAATATCACTCTTCAAAGAATTAGCCGTCTTAAAACGGTTCGTACCGTATTGAACGTTTGTGAAATGTTCTACAATCCCATATGCTCCGTAATCATATCCACCTTTCTCCAATGCCCTCATTTTTGCATTTACATTTCCAGCGATTGCATTTGTAATTGAGATAAGGGCATCCATTGATGCCCTATCACCCTCTTTTGCTTTACGTTGCAATCTACGCAACTCTTTCATATCCATGACGTCTACTCCTTACCCGTCAATACGTCAACCATGTGCTGTAAAGCAAGTGTGTTGTTATTTAGTGCTTCACTTACTTTATCCATTTCAGTTTTGTGCTCTTCGTCCTGCTTGTTCATTTTCCAGAACAAAGCCGCACACATCACAATTGGAAAACCAAGTGTAGAGATTGCTGTAATAATATCATTTACGTTCATGTTTCACCTCCTCATAGGCATGAAAATTTATTGACGGTAGATTGATTCTGTACGTTGCACCTACCTGCCACCCTGGGATTAAGTCAGAGGTGGCTGTTTCAAACATCAGTTCGGGCGTGAGATATAAAGCGCGAGTACCTCCGACAAATTGCATAAACATAGTCCCCTTAGTAGCTTTGACATTACTAGCCACGGTATTATTTGCTTGAATAACTGTATTTGAAGAAAGGGGTGCGCTGATTGTTAAATTATTGTTTTCGTATAATTCACGGATTTTCGTTTCAATCTGTGAAAATAATGGTTTTAAGGAGAATATTTCTGTAATCGTAGGCGTTTGTGCATTGACTATCACTTTAATGTCACCAGTTAAGAATATCTCAACAATTCCATTTCCGAACACATTCGCACCAATCCCGCTGTAATTTAATGTAGATTTTCCACTATCTGATGTAATTGTCCAACCCTTCACACTGACAGTTCCGAGTTTCTTCAAAACTCTTCCAACTTGTGTTATTTCAGTTTGTAACTCCTCAATGTCTGCTGTCAACGATTCCTGACCAGTCTGCAAAGTGCCAATATCTGTCAGTACAGTTTTATTTGCTTCCTGCAAAGAGTGTATTTCAGTGTCCTGTGTGTCAACTCTCTGACTTAAATTTGTCAAGTCGGTAGTATGCTCCGCTGTCGTGTCCTCGACTGTCTTTAATCTACCCTCATAGCCCTCAACAATCTTTGCGCTTGCGTCACTTTCTGCCTTTGTTTCTTCTGCCAGTTTCTGCGCGTTTTCTGCAATCGTCACAACTTCGTGACTGCTCTGTTTGGCGTCATAAATTCCGGAATCAATCTTATTCATGGCATCATTTACTTGCGTTAGCCATGATGTAGCATCATCACCTGCCCATAATGGTAAATCATAGTTTACTGTATGGTAGGTAGTTGTTACAGTACTTTCTTTGAACCCATTTTCTACTGCCATAAGAATCTCCTTTCATGTTCGCGTAGCGAACTTATTTCTTTGTATACTCTCCGATAATTGTCAGGTTGAGTGTATAAACAGTGTCGGCTGTCCACGCCTTATCTTGATAGAATCCAAGTGCTGTGTATTCAATATCTGTGTTTATGCGTAATGCGAAATTTACAACGGACGGGGTTGTTGTAAGTGGCGGGAAATATGTGTTGACAAATTTATCACTTGCATATTGTGTACCACTACCTGCGTATGTCACTTCGCCAATTACTTTTGAATCTGTGAACGTGTCAATTACTGAAAAAGGAAACTCGTTATTTTCAAATTCAATATCTGAATTGCCAACGGTGTTATGTAATGGGTCTGCATTAGTCAGCAATGTGAGTTGTACTGCTTTTCTGTAAATCTTCTTCCCGTCAATCCACACTTTCCCTGTGTCAATTTCTGTGTTGAGTGTTGTAACATTGCCACTTTCAATCGCGGAAACTCTTGTCTTTACTCCGTCAACATCAGCGGAAACTGTCTTTGTTACAGAATATCCTGCCAGAGTCAAATTTGTGTTTGCTTGTGCTGTTTCCAGATTATCAATGTCCTGCCCGTCAGTTATAATGTTGTGTTCTGCGTTGCCGATGCGGGTTGTTAAATCGGAAATTTGGTGTTGCGCCGTCGCAATCTCTGCTGTGTGACTTGTAACGATTGGAGTCAATGTAGATACCTGTTGCTCCGCATTTGTACTTCCAAGTACGGCTTTCTTTAATTCCGTGTCAATCGTTTTATATGCGGGATTCATGTCATTTAAGAAATCCGGATGGTCTGCATAATCCCATTGAGGAAGTCCATAGTTGCTCGTTTCTTTACTAAACATCCTTTAAAATCTCCTTTCCATTCCAATCATAATTATTAGCAGTAATATTTACTGCATCATATGCCGTTGCGGTTATAGCTTTTTCGTCATATTCAGTAGCAGTAAGATAGCCGTTGTTTTTAAGTTCTTTCGCAAGTGTTTTTATTACAGCACGAATATCCTCATAGCTTCCAGTTACCGGATTAAACATATAATTTTCTTTAATAAGAATCTCTTTCCCGTGCGTCCACCAATCAAGGCAAGTTATTTCGCTGTCGTTAAAATACTTACAAGTAATTTGTGTATTGTTAGTGAATTCCAGTGCTGTAAATCCATGATATGTGATTCCCAGATTGTAAATATCGGATATAACGTTTCCAGTAGTGTCAAGTTCCATTCTGAAAGGATTGAACACGGGCGCACTGTTTTCTGGTATACTGTCAATTTTCGTTGTCAATTCAGCTATTGCATCGTCAACAAGTTTTTCATTTCTTGAGTTGCTTCCCAAAACAAGTAAACGCATCTGCGACAGTTCCAAATTTAAGACTTCTTCAAAATTCTTCTGCGCTTCCTTTAATTCCTCATATTTCAGAATGAATAAGTTAATGTCAGAATCCACTTTATCAAAACGTCTATCAATCGTATTGGAAAGATTAGAAATTTCTACTTCAATTCTTGCAATTTCCCTTTTCAATTCAAGCCTGTATGCTTCGATAGCACTTGATACCAACTTTGCTGTATAAGACGGTATTGACTGCTGATAATCTTTCAGCATTGAAAAACATTCCGCAATCGACTTTATAAGCGTGTCGTACTCTTTCACTAATTTTTCATACAGAGAAATCAATTCAGACAAATCAGTTTCGCGTGTACATAAACTAGGGAATTCTGCATAAGCCATTTTTATTCACCTCCTTGTTCGCGTAGCGAACTTCTACCATACTGAAACTAATAAATTTTTTGCAAATTCGTCAACGATATATTTTTCAATATCGTATAATGCAAGTTTGCGCTCCGCTACAATTAACTCTTGATAAGAATGATTGCGCATACCACTTTCCTGATATACCTTATCCTCATTCCTGTTTCGGTTGTCACTCGACGATTCCGACACATTACCTGTATGTGTTTTTGTGTCCTCATACGTTTTATTCTCGTTCCCGTTGGAGGTGTCTTTATATTGCAACGTAGTATCATTCGCCACTTGATTATATGCACTTACGTGATGCTCGTTCTCTAAAGAAGCACTACTTCCTGTCGTTGAGTTATCTGTATCGTTGGCGGAATCTGTTCCACTCATTGAGTGGCTTAATTCGTTCGTTTCCTCAATTCCGTGTGAACCGTCGATTTTGTAATCAGTTAGAGGTGAATAGTTGTATTCTGTTGTATCTACCATTCTTTTGACTATCGGGAATATGTGTTCAAAAAATATCAGCATAAACTGATATTGCGTATCCGAATTGTCATACAGAGTTGACATTTCGTAGTAGTTTCCGAATATGAGTGAGGTTATAGTGTCTTTGTCAAGCCGCGAATCCAGTTTAATTTCTCCCCAATATTCTCTATTTGGGTGATGTATCCCCCACACTCTCATGCTGTCCGCTAGCTGCATCTTCTTCAACCTCCTCTTTCAATTCAATAGAAAAGTTTATGCCCGTAAACATTGCATTTACTTTTTCACAACAGCGTTTCAAGTTACTGTTAAACTCCTCAATATTGTAGTGCAATTCCTCATTATTCGCGTTCACCTCGTCAGAATTCAACCGCTCCCTTTTGTCAGTATTCGCGTTATTTATCCCGATTGTTGTTAAAAATTCATTCATAATTGACCGCTTTGCGTCCTGCAATCTGTCAACTATAAAAGTGTTACTCACGTTGTTAAAGAAAGCATTGATACCTTGCGCCCCTGTAGTTAGTACACCCTCCTTCACTACCACAAGAGGTTCTCCTAGTGATATACGTGCAAAAGCGTCTTTAATCGTTTCCGCTTGCGCCTTGTTCTCAGCTTCGACTATACTGCCAAAACGTGTATTTATTAGGTTGCTATCAATAGCACCGTCTACGCTTGCCAGCTTCTCCGCGTATACGTTTATTATTTGTGTATAATTCGTGAACTTGTTCCCATTTCTCCGTTCAAAATATACAAGTTCCGCATCTTCTCCAAAAGTTTTCGTAAATTCAAGAATTGTCGGAACGGATACGATAGCCCCAGTAGGGCGCATAGTGTAATTGTACCCAGTGAATGAACAGAAAAAAGGATTCACGCCAACTGGACTGTCGGACACCATTACATACCCGTAATTGATAAGTGTTTCTTTCAAATAGTCAACATCCCAATCATCCGGACATTCTACTTTAATCAGCCCTCGCACGATTGTGCGCAACCTATCGCGGTAAAACATTGACCGAACTGTAAGAAGCCCATTTACGTCTTTCGGTTCCACCCCATAAATCTGCCCGTATAGCTGCATTAAAGCGCGCTCTTCTTTTTTATTCAATCAGGATACCCCCTTTCAGATAACTATTGATTGCGTCAGCTTCTTCTGCACTAGCCCAACTTTCAACTTGTGCGCCTATGCACTGAACAAACTTACCAAAATTACCAATAACTCCCTTTCTGTATACTGGAAGCCCTACCACATTTTTCAAATTTAAAGGTTCCTCAACAGTTTGATGACGCACATATATTATCCTTATTGCATCATTTAAAAGCGTTCCCGCTTTTGAACCTGTCGAACCTTTAGCAGTAGTATTATATGTAGTATTGTTTATTGCGCTAATCGCTTGTTGCGCTCCATATCCGATACCGTGCGATATTGCAGAAGTCGCCGCTTGCGTTCCTCCTGCTATATATGTGGATACTGCGCTAGTTAGAGCGCCAATCACTGATGAAGTGACATTAAGAATATTTCCGTTACTAATTGCGCTTATCGGTATTGCCGCTCCTATACTTCCCGTCGCTATATGTATAATATCCGCTCCGCTGTATATCTTGTATGCAATATCTCCTGTCATACAATCAAGTCTATATTTTACGGTAATTTTTGGCTGACCTACTGCCGTTCTTCTTATTCTTGTTAGTGGTAGAGATTCCATACCAACTCCAGGAAGAATCATGTACAATTCCGAATATGGTTCGTATGTACGAAATTCCTCATATCCATATGGTTCTTTTGTCGTTATTGGAACAACCATTTCATATTCTTTCTCTACATACTTTTTGGCAACCCTCCCCGCACCAAGAACTGTATTATATCCTAGCTTCACTTCGGCAATTCCATGTGTCAGAGTATTGGGTTCAATAGGTAGCCATACGGATGACGCTATTGCCTGCATAGGGTCTGAAAACTGTTTTAAGACTTCTTCCCATAATGTAGAATTATTCAAAGCATTTGCAAGCTCTGCCATTCCACTATTACTAAATACGTATGGTAAAGTGAACTGCGATTCATCGTCAGCTACTCCATTAAATATGTTTAAGATAAAAGAACCTTTTTCGTTAAACCCCTCCAAACCCTGCTCCGTTATTGTAACGGTTGACTGTGGTTTTTTCAATATCCTTGAATCGCTTACACTCAAATCATAGCCACTTGCGCCATACTGTATGAACGCTTCTGCGTTTATGATTTCAGTCTTATATGTTGAGAGGGGGTCTACCTCTAAAGCCACTTCCCATATTAGCGCACTTACAGAGGTTATATTCCTCACAAAATAGTATCGGTGAAAATCTGCTATGTACGCAAGATTGAAGTCGGGAAATTCGCTACCGCCGAAAGTCGTTGACGCTCCGCGTATCTGCAAAACTGGATTCAATACGGACGTTTCTTCTTTCAGAAAGCACTGCGTTTTCGTTCCTTTGTCAAGCGGTGGTTGTTTGGTGCTATACTTGACTTTGGGGTATTTAAAAAATTCAACTTCTACGGTGGCCATATCCTTTCCCTCCTGTTCGCGTAGCGAACTTTTAATTTAATGTGAAAATCACTCCGTTCTCCGATAAATCGTTGAACCATAACTGGTTTTCGTGCCAGAAAGTATTGTAATATGCGCCCCGCGCATTTACGGGAGTGGTTAGTACCTGCTCCTCCTGTCTGAATGTTCCAACTGCTTCCCTGTCACAAGCGAAAGCAACTACATTTGTCAGGGTCTTATCAGTACCCATAATTTTAGACAGGGTTGCAAATTCGTTTGCGCCAGTCGTGTCCTTTGTTGCTTGCCAGTATGGAACAAGCGTCGCTCCGGATACGTCAACTTTGGCGTCGTTAAACGCCTTATACTGAACGGTTGTGGCAATCTGCGTTGAAAAGTCGGAAAGCATATACAGCTTTCTGTCTGCGTCCGGTGTAAATCTCTGGTATCCCTCTGCATTGAAAAGGACGGACATAGAACGCATCTTCACCAGAATATTATTGATGAAACCAGTAGCCCACGCCAAGAATTTTTCATCAAAAAGCGCAGTCTGCGCCGTAAGTGGTGTGGCAGGGTCTGCAATTCCGTTATAAATTGTCACAAGGTTAAAAACCTGCTTATCGTCAGCGTTCAGCATATAATTATTGATTGCCAAACGCCCCAAATCTTCCAGAACCACCTCAATTTTGTTCTGGACTTTTCCAAAAATCTGCGCAATAAATGCACTCATTGCCTGCTCGGACAGGAACGCTTCACGTAAATATTTTGTTTGCATTGTAATGAAGAAACTGTACGGTGTTTCCTTATCAAAAATCTTCTGCCGTGCTTTGGGGTTATTGATGATATAGTGGTCTAAAGATTGACCATCCATCTGCCCTACGTCGGGCATTTTATCTTCCACTGCATCCGGCATCTCAACAGTCAGCTTCTGTACGATTGCTCCCCATTCCACCTGAGTACGATACAAGTCTGCAAACATATTCCTGTATGCGCGGTAGCCGTCTATCGTATATCCAATCCGACGGCATAGAGTGTTTAACCAGATATCATTCAAGCCCAGATTATTGATATCTTTACCCATTGATACAAGGCTTGCCGTGTCTACTGCCTTAATATCACTTCTTCCAGTCATCTGGCTGAATATTTCATTAACCAAAGTATAAATCTGATTTACCTGTGGTCTAGCCATTTTTATTCCTCCTTTTTTAAACCTACGATATTTGCTACAATATCTTCAACGGATTCATTTGTTTCCAGTGTCGTTTTCTCAAGCAAAGACTTATTAACTTTCTTCAAATCTTCAACCTCTTTCTTAAGATTCTCCATTTCCTCATTTTCTGACGGGTTCTCTTTCCCTGCCGTTTCGATATTCAACTTATCGCCAGTCAATGATAAATTATAGTCTTTTTCTGGGTCTAAATCGGACACTTTTGTTATTACTTCTTGTAAAGTCATTTTTCGCTCCTTATCCGTTCGCGTAGCGAACTTTTTTTTCAAGGTTGCGGGATTTGAGTGGCTAACTCCACACCTTTCTGTTCCCAGATTAGCCCCGGTGTGCACCTTATGATGTAATCCCGCATAGATTTAGGGCTTATATCCTATCATACTGTCGAATACAGCCACGGTTGCATACGAATCAAAAGTTATACAACGCTCCAACCGCATCAGCTTGTATTGCCAATAGAACAAGGCTTTGCATTTGTCGCGTTCAACCGCCAAAAAAGTGTATTTTGACGGCATCAAAATCTGCGACATATGGAAGAGGTTTTTCGATTTGTGCTTATAAATGCAAATCGAATCAAAAGTAAGATAGGCGGTATAGTCGCGCAAGTCTACTTTTTGGACTTGTGTTAGGTCATTATTCACAAAGTTGCCGGAAAGTGAATCTTCAACAAAGCCGGTATCTTTTGCGAATTTGTATAATACCCCTTCCTCCTTTTCTCTGGATACCTCCAAATCAGTGTATTTTTCAATGTGGAGTGAACGGGATACATCCGTATATTTCTGTTGACCCTTAAAAATCATATTGTTGAGAATGGGTGTAAAATTCAATCCAATCAGCAAATCACTTCCCAAGTCAATGTTATTCGACAGCATTATAACGATTACTTCCTGTTCACCGCTTAATATTCGGTTTCGGTTTATTGACTCGATAGCGTTCAAGAAAACCGTCGCTTCTTGCTTAATTGGCTTCTTGTTCTGATTCTCTGGCACACATTCATCAAATACAATCAATGATACGTCGGAATAATCTATACCACGCAAGTTGCTGAATGTGGAAATTCCTGCGGAATATCCAACTACCTCCCTGTTGGGGTCTTTTTCATCAGAAGAAGAATAGAATTTTCCGAAACCTGTTTTTGTCGAAAATTCAACGTCAATATCAGTTCCCTCTTCTAAATTGTACTTTTTGAAAGGGTTACTCTCCTTAGTGCTGATTGTTTCCGCTTCAGTTTTTAGCCTGCGCAAATACATGAATCGGGTGGGCGCGTCAAACAAAGAAGAATTTCCCTCCGCAACTTTGCGACAGAGGTCTAGCGCGGAATAAGTCTTACCTATCCCACGCCCGCCACAAAAGTAATAGAAGTGTATTCCTCTCTCTATGTACTTCTGTATAACGGGTTCAACCTCAATGAATTTCCCGTGAATCATTACAAAAGTATCAATGCAATGAATTCGCGCCCGCCGTTACTTTTCCGAATATCTACCCTACAAGATACGGCACTCTCTTCCTCATTGATAATTCCAATCAGGTCAAGGGCGGTTTCGATTGCGTTCTCGCTTATGAACGTAAGGCAATCGCCGGAAGTTGTAATAAACGCGCCGAATCGCTTAACGTCGCCGGTTTCTTCATCGACATCAGTGCCAGTGCATACTTTGACGATTTCGATTACTTCGCCACCATGGTCTTTAAGGGCGGAACCGTTCCGCACATTGATAGCATCCCTTTTTGTGAAGTTGCTTGTACTGTTTTCTACTGTTCTCATATTTTGAAATCTCGCTTTCTCCCCGTTATGCCGTTAGGACAGCAAATTTTTACTTTGTCAGAATCAAGTCATAGTCGGAATTGAGAATGTTCTCCCAGTGTTCTCTTAATAGAACGTCAAGAAGTGCCTCCGGACTTTCATATTCAGAAATATGGATTTCTTTCTGGGGGAATGAATGGGGCAGCTCTTCCTCAAATGTTTCACATGAAACATCGTCGGGAGTTTCTTCCTCATTGTGTTTTTCTTCCTCAACGGGCTTTTCTTCCTCAACGGGCTTTTCTTCCAAATCGTTACATTCAATAGCGTTTTTTGAATCTTCAAACGCCTTTATTGCAAGGGCAATTTCCTTGTTCGTGCAATCGGGAGTTATTCCCATTACAGCAATATCTTCATCGCTGTATTTTCGCAACATTGTCAACGACTTCCACCCAAACGGCTCCCACTCTTCACCCAATCTATAAGGGTCTGTTTCACTCTTAAATCGTGAAAATGTGCTGATTGTCTCTGATGTTGTGGATTTTGCGATACCAAACATTTCATTAGCATAAACGCCAATGGACGTATATGATTCAATGCGGAATAGCTTCCTTTCGTTAATCTCATACAACGCACCGGCGATTGTTCGCGCAAGCGAATCCGCTTTACCCTGCGTTTTTAAAACCCGCTCTTTCAGATATGAAAGACGTTTTTCCTCAGCCACTGTAAAGTCGCACACTTCTGTTCTGATTTCTTCTGTTTGCATAGTTTTTTCTCTCTTTCTCCCCGTTTAAGCCGATAGGACAGCGAATTTTAATAATTACTTTTATTTACAGCACACGTGTAATTCACGTACTCTTCTGGAGTTAAATAATCTAATACTAACAATGTATCGGCTACTCCCCTTAAATAGTCTTTTCCAGAACACATATCAAATATCTTCACTATGCTCTCTGCTCTCCCTAACGCTTTCTTTGCTTCTCTGTTCATTTTTCCTCCTTTGTGGCTATTGCTATCCAACAGTTTTGTTGCCCGCATGGGCGTTCTGCTTGCGGAAAGTCCCCACTATTATAAGGACATTCAGAACAGTTTCCGACATTATCGGGGTTGAATACAAAGGAACGAATTTTCTTAACATCGTTCGCGAATGATTCTGTAACCATTCCATACCCCGCTAGCCAAACTCTTTCT